CTGCCTACTTATAGCAATTTGGGAGGGACGCGAATTGCGATTATTACCCAAATTAATTACCGAGAGCCAGACGGTGGTGGCGGCGGGAAAAACCGTGAGATGTGGACGCGCAATATCGTGGAGAGTGTTGTAGAAGTGGTCAAGGTGAGTTGATATGGACGACTACGGTTTTGTCGCTGTAAACGATCAAGGATCTGTCAGCATCAGCAGCGTGTACAAAGTTCTGGTGTTCTCCGAGCGAGGGCAGTTCCGAATCCAGTCTCGCTACACTGACAAGGAAGGCAAAGGGCAGTTTACCTTTGCCAAGCCCATTCTCACCGTGGAGCCGCCCCAAATATTTTTGAGGACGATATCGGCATCACACGCCTCCCTCGGGCTCTATACCTCAATTGAAGGTTCTTCCGGTAACTGGACAGGGTTTCATGTCACGTCAGCAGTTCGTGGCGGTAGCGTGCTACAAGATTACTTAATGGAATTTGTATCTTGTAAGTACTCTGACCAAAGCAGCTCATCTGAATATGGTCTTGAAGTGCGTGATGCGCAAAATCGAATAATGTTTGTGTCCAGCGACAGGGTGGTTCGCTATGGGAAGTTCTCAAAGAACTGGACTGTTGGTAGAGGGACTTTTGTAGATATCTACTACAGCGGTGTGTCGGTTGATGCTGATGACTTTATAAGTGTGTCAAGTCTTGATCGTGGGATAATGTGGTTTGCCAATGATTCGAAGTATGCGGGTATCACAATTTTGGAGGGCGGAGTGCCGGTATTGCATATCTTCAATGGCAGGCATCACCTAGATCGATTCTATTGGCAAGGCTCAGAGGGATTTTATCTGAGTATTCCCATTTGTAAGTTCCCAATAGATCGCTACTACAACTAATTTCAAGTACCTATACAGGTAATTAACTGGAGCAACCTATGGCTTCGTGGTTTTCAGAAGGGACTGTGAGAGTACAGAGCGGGAGCCCGACAGTGGTCGGTACGGGCACCAAGTTCTCGAACTGTCGTGCGGGGGATATGTTCGTCGGCCCCGACCAGGGCATCTATCAGGTGATTAACCCTGCAAGCGATACGTCGCTTTCCATTTCGCCTGCGTACCGTGGGGCGGCGGCAGTAGGTGCGGGTTATGGGATCGTGCCCGTTAACGGCTATCCCAAAGTGCTGGCCGATGCGGTGAACCTGTTTGTTCAGCAGTGGGGAGCAACACTCGCGGGCTTGGGAGGCGTGGCGACGGAAAACGTTGTCCCGGTGGCCAAGGGTGGTACCGGCGGCAGGAGTTCGTCTGAGGCGCGTAATGGCCTGGGGCTGGGTACCGCTGCAACAGCGGCGCTTACTGCGAGCAACGTCGACACCACGCCGGGTAGGGCATTGAAGACGGGCGACTTTGGTATCGGCTCAGATGGCGTCCTGATCACCGATTGGAACGCGGCATACAACAATCTTGGTGGCGCGTTCATCGCCGGCAATGCGAGCTCACCTGGTGGAACCGGGGTATCAATTAACGCAACTGGTCTCAACTTCAAGCGGGCAGGCCTGGTAGGTGCCCAGATGATGTTCTACAACGGAGACAATCAGCTTTGGTTTAGGACGGCATTTAACGGATTCCTCCCCTGGGTGAAGGTGTATCACACCGGCAACACCACTCGCATGGCCGACAACACACTGAGGGCGATCTGATCATGGCAAGAGCAGCAATTAACGTTACTGGCGCGGGTGAAAAGTTCGATTTCGTCTCGCTCGGTGGGGCGGATGTGACCTGTTATCGCAAGGACGTGGGCGTCTACTGCGTCACCGGCACGCAGGGCATGGTCCCATTCCCACCGCTTGACCAGGGCTGGGGCTACGGACTTCACCCGGCGGATAGCTCCGCCGAGGTAGGCCTCTCCTTTGATGACGGCCTGCTTACGGTCACCGTTACGAAAGGAGGCGAACCCTATGATTTGACGGTGATGATCACGCTGCACATCTTGGTGCCCGACCTTCCCCCACAGGAAGAGCTGCCGCCGTCGGCAATTGATTCAGTGGAGGCTGTTCAGGCCCAGGTCGCGCATCTGCGCGCTGAAGCTGATTACGCAATAGCGCCGCTTCAGGATGCAGTCGATATCGAAGAAGCGACCGAGGTGGAGCTGGCGACCCTGAAAGCTTGGAAGAAATACCGCGTTGCGTTGAGTCGTGTGCATGAGCAGGAAGGATACCCGCTCACCATTGATTGGCCCGCCGCGCCGTAACACCGCGCCGCCGTCCATCCCCACCCGCCAGTGAGCGGGTTTATTTTTGCCAAAAATACCCGGAGAACACCATGCCTTACATCGTCATCAATTCCAGCAACGCCTTCGACCCCCTCAACCTTATGGAATTCGCCACGGCGGATGAGGCTGATGCAAAGGCTCGCGAGCTTCTGGCCTCGCAGCCCCAGGCCGTTGTGCGCACAGCGCAACTACTGAACACCTACAGCGCCAAGGTAACGGTGAAGGTTGAGGCTGTCCCTGAGATCGTCCCGGCCGCCGAGTAGTTACATGCCGTTCGGCCTGACACCCGCCCTGTGCGGGTTTATTTTTGCCTGGAGAAAAGCATGACCATTTCCGATAAAGACCGGGACATCCTGGCGCGCACGCTCTGGGGTGAAGCCCGTGGCGAGGGGCTGGCCGGCCAGATCGCCGTGGCCTGGACCATCCGCAATCGCGTGTTCGACGGCAAGGCCAAGTCCTGGTGGGGGGAGGGCTACGCGGGCGTGTGCCTGAAACCCTGGCAGTTCAGTTGCTGGAACCAGAACGACCCGAACTACGCCTACCTCAGCGGTGCGAAGCCGATCCCGGCCGCGCAGCTCGCCCAGGCCCAGCGTGCTGCTGACCAGGTGATGGCCGGCGCGGTACCGGATCCAACCGGCGGGGCCACGCACTACCACGCAACCACGATGCCCAAGGCTCCGGCCTGGGCGGCGAAGGCCAAGCAGACGCTGCGCCTCGGGCATCACATCTTTTTCAAGGATGTGCCGTGATGACGCCCGTACAGAAGCTGGCCGGGCTGGTGGTGCTGACTCTGGTGCTGATGGCCATCGCCGCCGGCGTCACCTGGCAGGTTCAGGAGTGGCGCACTGGCAAGACGCTGGCCGAGCGGGCCGGCCTGCACCAGGACGAGCTGGACAGGATCAGCGCGGTGGCCATCAAGCAAGTGCGCGACGAGCAGGACAGGCGCCTGGGCCTGGAGAAGACGCTGGCCACATCCGATCAACAACACTCCCGAGAGCTATCCGATGCGCAACGTGCTCAAGTCTATCTCCGCGACCGCCTTGCTACTGCTGATGTGCGGCTGTCAGTCCTTCTCGACGCCACGGATTCAGCCAGTGGCTGCGGTGTGCCTGCCGCTCCCGGCGCCCCCGGCGTGGTTCATGCAGCCCGTCGAGCCCAACTTGACCCAGCGCATGCTCAACGAATTATCGCCATCACCGATGCCGGCGACCAAGGATTGATCGCGCTGCGGGCGTGCCAGGCGTATGTCAGGGCTGTGGCCCCCTCAATACTTTCAACTCCAGCAGCAGCCGCTGATTCTCCCTGAAGAGATGGTCGCGTTGATCGGTCACCAGGTCGACGCTTCGAAAGCTTCTCTTGTCGGCCTGGTCATTGCCCATCGCCGATATGCGCTCAAGGGCGTCCTTCAGTGCCGCCTCTGCAGTCGCTTTGCCGGTTGCGAGCAGGTCATTCATCTGGACCAGGCCCGCAACGTTCGCCCGCGCCTTGCTCAGCAGGCGATAGGCGGTTGTGAGCTCGTCCTCGAGTAGCGCGCACTGGTGCTTGTACATTTCCAGGGGCGTAGGGCACCCAAGCCACGTCGAGGTGTCTTCGTCGATGTTCATTGTGGGGCAATCCGAATGCTGTATGTGCATACAGTAATCGAGGTTTGCGGGTTGTGCGATGTGAGGCGACGAACTGCAGGTGTTCCCGGCGGTCAGTTAGGGAGCATTGAGAACGGCCAAGGTTAGCTTGATGAACTCTTCGTTGCGGTCGATGGTGTCCAGCGCGCCGCGAACGTTGTCGGCTACTTCGGTGCCGCCTTGCTGGTCAACCCAGTTCGTCAGTTCCATGATGGCCGCTTCAAGGGCGAGTTGGTTCTCGTTGATTTTGGACAGCAGGGAAGGGAGCAGGTCAGAGTTCGGCAT